ATATTGAGGTTGCGTCTGATGATGGATTCCCAGATCCTAACAAAGCTGATAAAGAAATCACAGCAATCTCTATACGATATAGAGATGAAACATTTGTATTCGGTTGTGGTGATTACAAATCAACTAAAGACGATGTAAAGTATGTAAAGTGCATGGATGAAGAATCGCTTCTTAGGTGGTTCATCAGATCGTTTGCAACTATAGCACCTGACATCATCAGTGGATGGAACGTTGAGAACTTTGATATTCCTTACATCATCAACCGTTCGAAACGTCTTCTCGGCGAAGCAGAAACTAACACACTTTCTCCCTGGAATATAATCAACACTCGTCATGTTAGTCGAGGAAAAGTCAATGGTGACTCCGAGGTATATGAAATCCTAGGTGTATCGACACTGGATTATCTTCCATTGTATCGCAAGTTTACTTATACAAATCAAGAATCATATAAACTTGATCATATAGCTTATGTCGAGCTAGGCGAAAAGAAGATTGATTATTCTCAATATGGCAATCTAACCGAGTTGTATAAGCAAGACTACCAACTATTCATTGATTACAATATCAAAGACGTAGACTTGGTGTTGAGGCTGGAAGATAAACTAAAGCTTATTGAGTTGGTTTACGCTATGGCGTATTCTGCAAAGACTAACTACGTTGACACTTTTGGTGTAGTTAGGTTGTGGGACATCGTGGTTCATAACTTCTTAATGAATCGCAACATAGTTATAACACCAAAGCAAAACATTCCAGAAATTCCTTATAAGATGGCAGCTTCATCTGAAGATCCAATCACAGGTGAAATCACCGATTATGGATCTTTCACTGGTGCATATGTCAAAGCACCTCAAGTTGGATTACATAATTGGGTTGTATCGTTTGACTTGAATAGTCTTTATCCACATTTGATTATGCAATACAACATCTCTCCTGAAACATACTACGCTCAATGTTCCGGAAATATCGATGTTGATTCTTTCTTAAATGGAGAAGCAAAAGATTGGGATACTGATTTAATCAAAACAGCCAATCGATGTATCTTCGTCAAAGACAGGCATGGATTTCTCCCGGAACTCATGCAGCAGTACTACGACATGAGAACTGTTTACAAGAAGAAGATGATTGAAGCGCAAAAGAAGTATCAGGAAAATAAATCGTATGAACTAGAAAAAGAAATATCTAGGTACAACAATCTTCAATTAGCGTTTAAGATCATGTTGAACTCAGCTTATGGTGCATTGGGTAATCAGCACTTTAGGTATTATCAATTAGCTTTAGCTGAGTGTATCACTCTGTCCGGCCAAGTTACTATTCGTTGGATTGAGAATAAGATGAATAGTTACTTGAACAACTTGCTTAAGACAAATAATCATGATTATGTTCTTGCTTCTGACACCGACTCCATTTACTTATGTCTTGATAAGCTTGTAAAGCATGTGTTCAAAGATGAAACTGATACCAAAAAGATCATCGACTTCTTAGATAAAGTTTCTAATGAAAAGCTTGAGCCATTTATTGATAGATGTTATCAGGAGCTGGCTGAGTATACAAATGCATATGCTCAAAAGATGAAGATGAAACGCGAATCTATTGCTGATAAGGGTATCTGGACTGCAAAGAAAAGATACATCTTAAATGTTTATGATTCAGAAGGTGTTAGGTATTCTGAACCTAAACTTAAAATCATGGGAATTGAAGCTATTAAATCATCTACTCCTATGTCTTGCCGTCAATCAATTAAGAAGTCATTAACTATCATCATGACAAAAGATAATGAATCTTTGATTGACTTCATCAAGGAATTTAAAGATGATTTCTTTAAGATGTCATTTGAAGATATTGCTTTTCCAAGAGGTTGTAACGGATTAAATAAATACAAAGATAATAGTTCCATTTATAAGAAAGGAACTCCTATTCATGTTAAAGGTGCTTTGATATATAATCATTTTGTTGATCGTTATAATCTTTCTAAAAAATATCAAACAATCAATAACGGTGATAAAATAAAATATTGTCATCTTCGCTATCCCAATAGATTTAATATTGAGATCATTTCAGCACCAGCTAATCTTCCAAAAGAATTTAATCTTGATGGTTTGATTGATTATGATATGCAGTTCCAAAAAGCTTTTTTGGAACCGCTCAATGGTGTTCTTGAAAAAATAAACTGGGTAGCAGAGAAATCACAGACTGCAACAATCGAGGACTTTTTCCAATGAGAAAGGTAGACAATTTTGATGATGATTTTGGATTCTCATTACTAAGTGAAGATGAGCTTAAGAAAAGAGAAGACGAAGCAGCTGCTCAAGCAGCAGAGTATGCCGCAACAAAAGCAGCAGAAGCTTTTAAACAAGAATTTGAACAAGAGATAAACAAAACATCTGAATATTATCAAAGTAGATTAAAAGATTTGTATGAAGCAATCATGCCTCTTTTAGTAAATCTATCTAAAGATAATGACAAAGCATACATCTATTGGCCCAACCGACAAGAAAAGATTCAAAGATTTATTGATAAAATAACTAAATTAGCTGATCAATGATATTGATAACATTACTTACAGCTATTTCAATCTCAATCATCTCCGGTTATTATTCTATAATTGGTTTAACTACTATTTTTTCTGGAGCATTTTGGCCAATAGTAATCATGGGTTCATTCCTTGAACTAGGAAAAGTAGTAGCAACCAATTGGCTCTATAGGAATTGGGATGTCGCGCCAAACTTAATAAAAACATATTTAATTTCTGCTATAGTTATTTTGATGTTTATTACATCAATGGGAATATTTGGTTTCTTGTCAAAAGCACACATAGATCAGTCTACAAATCAAGGCGATAAAGCAGATGAAATTAGTTTGATTGAACAAAAAATATATTTTGAACAAGATAAGATAAAAGATTCAAAAACTGTTCTTCAACAGCTCGATGAAACTGTGCAAAAGCTTGTTATTAATGAGCGCATTCGCGGAGATGATGGAGCTATATCGGTAAGAAAGTCACAGAAGGAAGAAAGAAAAGAACTTACTGGTGTTATAGAAAATAGTATGGAAACTATTTCAAACTATAAAATGCAATTAAATGAATTACAAAAAACTCAACGACAAATGGAAGCAGAAGTTGGTCCGTTAAAGTACATTGCAGAATTGATATATGGTAAAAACGCAGAAGATCATTTTGAAAGCTCAGTGAGGGCTGTCATTATCTTATTGGTATGTGTGTTTGATCCGTTGGCTGTCGTATTGTTATTAGCAGTAAATGTTTCACTTAATGATAGAAAACGGTTTACTTTAAAACAACAAAGTGATATTATGCAAATAGTAAAAAGTTCAATAAATAATATTCGATCGAAATGAGGTTACTATGACATCTTTTATTAAAAACTTAGTGGAAGCAATCAAAGATGAAGACACAAGTATCGTTGCTGATGGACAAGGTTCAGCAGAGTTTAGCGGGTGTATCGACACTGGTAGTTACATTCTTAATGCTGTCCTCAGTGGTAGCATTCATGGCGGTGTCCCTAATAACAAGATCACTGCTTTCGCTGGGGAATCTGCTACTGGAAAAACCTTCTTCGTACTAGGAATCGTCAAGTCTTTTCTTGACTCTCACCCCGAAGCCGGTGTTATGTATTATGACACAGAAGCAGCTGTAACTCGACAGATGATGGAAGAACGAGGTATTGATACTAAGCGTGTAATCGTGGCTGAGATGGATACCATCCAGCGATTTAGAACCCATGCAATCAAGACTCTTGAATACTACGAAAAGTCCGGTAAGGATCGTCCTCCTTTCATGATGGTTCTTGATTCCCTTGGTTTGTTGTCCACTACTAAGGAAATGGAAGACACCGCTGAGGGTAAAGAAACCCGTGACATGACTAAGGCGCAGGTGATCAAGGCAGCATTTCGTGTACTGACACTCAAGCTTGCAAAGGTAAAAGTTCCATTGCTTGTAACCAATCACGTGTACGCCGCGGTAGGATCATATGTTCCTACCAATGAAATCTCCGGTGGGTCTGGTCTTAAGTACGCAGCATCAACAATCGCAATGCTTTCAAAGAAGAAAGATAAAGATAGCAACAACGATGTAGTCGGCAACATCATCAAAGTTAAGATGCATAAGTCTAGGCTATCAAAGGAAAATGGTCAAGTAGAAGTACGCCTATCATATGATAAAGGTCTTGATCGTTATTATGGTTTACTTGAATTGGCAGAAAAGTATAATATAATCAAGAAAGTTTCTACACGGTATGAAATGCCTAACGGAGCTAAACTATTTGGAAAAGAAATCAACACTAATCCAGAAAAATATTTTACCGATGATCTGCTAAAGCAACTCGACGAGTGTGCTAAGCAGGAATATTCATATGGCATGGGATTTGAAACAGATGGAGAAGTGAATGACGATCGAGAAGACGATACTATCTAATTTACTCTTAAACGAAGAGTATACCCGTAAAGTTCTACCTTTCATTAAAGATGAATACTTTCGTGACTCTAGTGAAAAGCTAACATTTAAACTTATTCAGGATTACATTACTAAGTACAACGCGCTTCCTTCAAAAGAAGCGCTTAACATTGATTTACAAAACAAAAATAACGTCAGTGAAACTTCTTTTAAAGAAGCAAATGATATCATCCAGGGTTTATCTTTAGACAATAAAACGAGCCTATCATGGCTTGTAGAACATACTGAAAAGTTTTGTCAAGATCAAGCACTGTTTAATGCTATATCAAAATCGATTCAGCTCATCAACGGAGATCTAAAGCAAGACATATCCAAAGGTGCGATTCCCGAGATGTTGTCTGAAGCTTTATCTGTATCGTTTGATACTAACATTGGTCACGATCTAGTTGATGATTGGGAACGTAGGTTTGATCTTTATCATACACGCGAAACAAAGATTCCATTTAATCTTGATTACTTCAATAAAATTACAAAGGGTGGGCTAAGTAAAAAGACACTCAACATCTGTCTTGCTGGCACAGGTGTAGGTAAGAGTATGTTCATGTGTCACTGTGCGTCGGGAAATTTGGTCGACGGTCTAAACGTCCTTTACATAACTCTTGAAATGGCTGAGGAAAAGATCGCAGAAAGAATTGATGCAAACTTAATGAACATTGCGATTGATGAATTGTCTGAGCTACCTAAAGATGTTTATCAGAAAAAGATTGACAAGATCAAGAGTAAGACAATAGGTAAACTAATCATTAAAGAATATCCAACAGCATCTGCTGGTGCAAGTAACTTCAGGTATCTTCTAAATGAATTGAAGTTAAAGAAAAACTTTAAGCCCGACATTATCTACATTGATTATCTAAACATCTGTAGTTCTTCAAGGCTTAAGGTTGGATCCAATGTAAACTCTTATCTTTATGTTAAAGCAATCGCGGAAGAGCTTAGAGGTCTTGCTGTAGAAACAAACGTACCAATCGTAAGTGCCACGCAAACGAATAGGACAGGGTTTACCAATTCTGATGTTGGGTTGGAAGATACGTCAGAATCGTTTGGATTGCCGGCAACTGCTGACTTCATGTTTGCTATCATGACAAATGAACAATTAGCCAATCTTAATCAGCTTCTTGTTAAGCAGCTTAAGAATCGTTACAGCGATCCCAACATCAATCGTAAATTCATTGTTGGTGTTGATAGAGCTAAGATGAAGCTATATAATGTTGAACAGAGTGCACAGCAAGGTATCATTGATGAATCAAACGTGCAAACAAAGACTAAATTTGATAAATCCGTATTTGAAGGGTTTACTTAATTTAAGATATATAATATTATACACTTAATTAAAGTGGACAAAGCATATGAACATTTTCTTCCTTGACGCTTCTCCAGATACTTGCGCTCAGCAACACTGCGATAAACATGTATTGAAGATGATTATCGAGTATGCTCAGCTTCTATCAACTGCTCATCGTGTTATTGATGGTGAACAATACATCCACGTCACCGATAAGAACATGAAGATTAAGCGATGGAGGCTCGACGATAATCGTGAGCATATACTACACCTTGCTGCTCATGTAAACCATCCATCTAATATCTGGACCAGGTCGTCTACAAGTAATTATTTCTGGTTGTATGATCTATGGCGAGCACTGCTTAAGGAATACACCTTTCGCTATGAGAAAGTGCATAGCAATGAGCGTTTAATCTTTGCTCTTGCTAAGCCTCCTCAGAACTTGAAGTTCCATAAGTGGATTGATCCGCCCAGAGCCATGGATGAAATCTATAAGAAAGAAGATGTGATTGAAAGCTACCGTAACTTCTACATCAATAGCAAAAGCAGGTTTGCAAGATGGACAAAGCGAGATATACCTGAATGGTATATTCAAGGCATGATGGCATTAGCTCATCCAGAGCTAAGTAACATGATCTAATACAATGTTCGAGATAGACATACTCAATTGCAAGTCTAAAAAAAGAAAATTATTATATAAAGCTGCAACTGAGTATTTCGCTTATTGCTTAATGCCTAAAGTGAAGAACATGTATCTTGATATTTGTTTAGAAAATAATTTAGATGCTGATGCTTTCTGTACCCAAATAGAAGATAAATATTTTGTCATTGAAGTATCACGAAGACTTCCTTTCAATGAACAACTGAAAAGCATAGCACATGAGATGGTGCACTGCAAACAATTTTATTCTAAAAAGTTACAGTACAAACAGAATAAGATTTATTGGCTCAATAAAGAATATAATTACGATAGCTTGAGCAGAACAAATTTAACAGAAAGCCAATATCATATGTATCTAAATCTCCCATGGGAAATAGAAGCATATGCTATGGAAACTTTGTTGTACGATAATTTTATACTTAAATATGAAGGAGAGATGCGATGAATTATAATAGCATGATGGTTCCAAACGTAACGTTTAAGACACGCGTTCGTGATGATTCTATTAGTGGATCAAACCCATATCGTTGGGAAGATGTAAAAAGTCATGACTATTTTCGTGGCAAGCGAGTCCTGGTATTTTCACTCCCGGGCGCATTCACGCCGACTTGTTCAACTATGCAAGTTCCTGGGTTCGACGCAAGCTATGATTTGATTCGTAACTATGGTATTGATGAGATCTATTGTATTAGTGTCAACGATGCATTCGTCATGAACGCTTGGGTTAAA